CCCATCTGATGTAATACATTGGATATATTCTGACATCTGCACTAGAGATGATTGCGATACTTATATTACCACATTTGAAGATAATGCTTTCATTGATCCTGAAATAAAAAAAGAAATACTAAGAATGAAAGAAAGAGATGCAGACAGATGGAGGGTTTACGGTTTAGGTGAAAGAGCAACATTTAAAGAAGGACAAATATTTGATAATTGGAAATGGATTGATTACAAGAATTTTATTGATAAAGATAGTTCAGAGGTTGCGTATGGTCTTGATTGGGGATATAGCAATGATGAGACTTCAATCGTTGAAGTAAGAAGAAAGAATGATAGATTGTTTGTACACGAATTATTATATAAAAAAGGTTTGACAAACCAAGACATATATAATGAAATAAAGAATTTAGGATTAGAAGAAGAATTATTTATTTGCGATAGTGCAGAACCAAAATCACTTGAAGATATGAAAAGATTAGGATTGTACTGTAAACCATCTATTAAAGGTGCAGGTTCTGTTATGAATGGTATTCAGATCATAAAAGAATATGATGTATTTGCTTCTAAGCAAAGCAAAAACCTGCTTCAGGAATATCAGTATTATATATGGGAATCAAATAAAGATGGTCAAACTATTAACAAAATAAAACAAAATGGTATGGATCACCTAATGGATGCTTTCAGGTATGCAGTAACAACTGGACTAGCAAGAGAGAGTACCCTTATCATTGTTTAATAATTTTTAGTATTTTTGAAAATAAATTCTATATATGGCAAGTTTTCTTCAAAGAATCAGGAATGGTTTAAAAGCATTTGGTAATCAACAGACCAATGAACAATATAATAGATTCATTTATAATGTACTTGGAAATAATAAAATAACTAATTCTCAATACAATGATGAATTTATAGATAAAGGATATAAATTCAATCCAACAATTTATTCACTAATTCAACTAATATCTAAGTCTGCAATAACTGTTCCATATAAGATATTTAAAAAAGTAGATGCTAGTGCAATAAAAGAATATAAAGCATTGACATCAAACGGACTAAATGAAGATTCAGTATTTAGGGCAAAGTTGATGAGAAAACACATTTTAGAAGAAGTTGAGCATACTGCATTATCCAAACTTCTTGAAAGACCAAACCCTGCACAATCATTTTCTGTTTTCTTGCAAGAGTTAATATCGTTTGGTAAACTTACTGGTAATAGATTTGTTTATGGTATAGCACCTGAAAATGGAGAAAACAAAGGTATATATTCACAGTTATATAATCTACCTGCACACCTCATAGAGATCAAGTCTGACGGTATCTTCAAACCAGTATCAAAATATACAATGATGTATAATGATAATAAATATGAATTATCTGCTGAAGAAGTATTGCACATTGCAGATTTTAATCCTGACTATCAAGGTGATGGTACACATCTATATGGTCAATCACCGATAGAGGCAGGGATGAGAGTTCTTACTACGGCAAATGAAGCTGTAGAAACTAATCTAAAATTCTTACATAATCAGTCTGCAAGAGGTATGTTATCACCTGATGGAGACGAACAAATTACACCAACACAAGCACAACAATTAAAAGATGCACTAAGGAGAAACTATCAAGGAAGCAAATCTGCTAATGATATAATGATTACTGGCAAGAAGTTCTCGTGGACAAACTTTGGTTTATCTACTTCTGACTTGCAATTATTAGAATCATATAATGCAACAATCAAAGATTTGTGTAATCTATATGGCGTACCAGTACAATTATTAAATAATACAGAATCTACAACATACGATAATTATAGGATAGCTAGAAAGGTATTGTTTACTAATGCAATCATTCCTGAACTTAATAAGATCAGAGATGAGTTTAATAGATGGTTAGTTCCAATGTATGGTGAAGATTTATTCTTTGACTTTGATTATAGTGCGATTCCTGAATTGATGCCTGAACAACAACAACTTGTTGATAATTTATCTAAAAGTTATTGGTTAAGTTCTAATGAAAAAAGGGAAGCTAGTGGGTATGGTGTAGATGAAGATAATCCTATTATGAATGAGTATCTAGTTCCTAATCAGTTTGTTCCAATATCTGATTTAGATTTAGGTATATCTGAAGATGTATCGTTCCCAGTACAAGAGGCAGAGGAAGAAGAAGATGTTATGACAGCTGATGATATGGAAGATATGATGCACAATGCCGAAGAAAAACAAGAGATGACTGCTAGGTTAAGGACTGCGTTAGGGAATAAAGTTGAAGAACACAATGAAAAGGTTGGTGATGATAAGACAAAAAGAACTACTGTAAGAACATTATTCCAAGTATATAGAAGGGGTGTTGGTGCATACAGAACCAACCCTGCATCTGTACGACCAAACGTACAGAATGAAGACCAATGGGCAATGGGTAGAGTAAATTCATACTTATATGCACTTAGAAATGGTAGATTTAGAAGTGGTAAACACGATCAAGACTTATTACCTGAAGGTCATCCAATGTCTAGTAAAGACGATAAAGCAGTAGCAGATGAGGTGTACAATACAAGAGAAGAAGCACAAGAAAGGGCAGAAGCGATTGGTTGTTCTACCACTCATACTCACGAAACAGAAGGTGGAATGATCTATATGCCTTGTGCTAATATGGAAGAACTAGAAGATGCGTTATCAAAAGATAAAGAAGAAGATGAAGAAGAAGAATACAAACAAGAAACTTATGACGACTATCCTAAATCTGTAAAAGAGAACGCTAAGAAAGCACAAGAAATAAATGAATCTTTTAACAATCCTTGTGCAACCTTAGTTGGTAAAAACAGAGCTAACGATTTAATTGCAGGTCGTGGTTTGTCATTAGATATTGTTAAAAAGACATTTGCATATCTATCGAGAGCTTACGAATATGTTACTGGTGACTACATAGATGAAAATGATAAACCAATTTGTGGTGATATATCTTATTCATTATGGGGTGGTGACAACAAAGTATCTAGGGTTGAAGATGATCCTATGTACAAATGGTGTAAGAAAATCATAGATAAAGCAGAAGAAGATGCCACTACCTAAACCAAGAGCAGGAGAATCAAGCAATCAATTTGTTCAAAGATGTATGATTGATGATACATCTATGTCAGAATACCCTGACACACAACAACGATATGCAGTCTGTAGAAGTATATCTGCAAGAAAGTCAATACAAACAAAACAGAATAGGAGAAAAGTATCTACTGAATTTGAGAAACAAATAAGGATAGCACAAAAGAAGAATCTTCCTATTGCATATCAATTCTATATTACAGGATATGATAAAGCAGTTAAAATGTATAAAGAAAATCCTACACCTACAAACCAAAACTTTAACACATTATTTACAGAAAAAGAAGTTGTTGAAATGTACAAACAGATGTACAGACAAACTGGTCTTAGGTTTGCTTATTGGTACAGAAAAAACTTTAAGCTATTTGTAAATAAAATGTCAGAGTTTGAATTTGAAAGATTGTTGGACAGAATAGAAAGAGGACAACAATTAACTGCACAAGAAAGAACAAACTTAGAATCAACCATAATAGAAGGTCTTGATAAATACGCAACACAAAGAAGCAATTACTTAGCTACCGTAAAGGAAGTAACTTCTGTAAATGGTGTAGCACTACAAACATTAAAAAAGGTTATAACAGATTTGACTAAAAATGAAGAGTTTATGGCAATGGGTTTAGAAGAAAGAGTTAGAGAAATATCAAAAAGATTAAGATTCAAAGCAAGGTGGATGGCTAGAAGAATAGTGCAAACAGAGACAACTGCTTCTGCAAACTTTGGTATTCAACTATCTGCACAAGATATCTACGGTGAAGATAACCTAGTAAAAGAATGGATTTCAGGAGGTAGAAATGTAAGAGACACACACAGATCAGCAGACATACAATATGGTAATAATCCTATTGCATCAAATGAACCTTATCAGGTTGGTGGTTCATTATTGATGTTTCCTTCTGATACATCGCTAGGCGCATTAGCAAAAGAAGTTGTGAACTGTAAATGTTTATCTGTACCCTTCGTACAAGTAGATTAAAACATTAGAAAAAAAATTGTATTATTTTTGAAAATAAATTTAACATTATGAGTAAAGTATTATTTAAACAAGGTGAAATAAGTGATATAGATGAAAAGTTAGGAATCGTAAAAGGATACGGTTCTGTCTTTGGTAACGAAGATTCAGATAAAGATATTATAGAAAAAGGTGCTTATTCAAGAACCATAAAGAACAATGGTTCTCGTGTAAAGTATTTATATCAACACGATATTACAAAACCTATAGGTAAGATGAGAGAACTATATGAAGATGATAAAGGTTTAGCATTTGTAGCTGAAGTACCTAAGACTACTTTTGGTGAAGAAGTCTTAGAACTTATGAGATACAAAGTTATTGACGAGAACTCAGTTGGAATAATGCCAGTAAAAAAAGATTATAATGAAGATGGGGTAAGGGTAATCAAAGAGGCAAAGCTATTTGAAATATCAGCAGTAACTCTAGCATCAAATGAAGAAGCAAAAATATTAGAGGTAAAAGGCGAATCTGCAAAGATCGACTATTACACAAAGAGATTTGATAACTTAATCAAGTTAATTCGTAAAGGAAACATTACAGACGATCTTGGTTATTTAGTCGAA